GAAGACTTATGAGATGATGGTACGTAACCAAGACCTTGAAGGTGCAAAACAGATTGTTAATCAGATTGACCAAATAGAACAACAAAAGATTGGTATTCAGAACCAACAAAGCGTTCTAGGTGAAACTGGCAGAACTCTATCTAATCAAGACAGAACAAAAATAGACGATATACTTCAATCTATAGCTAAATAGCCAAACATGGCTACAAGAAGTGAAACACTTTCAGAACTAAAAACCAAGATAGCATCTGGCAATGTTAGTGACGCTTACCGTACTTTTGAAGAACTACCTGTCGTAGATCAAATAGCTGTTAGCATAGCTCCTGGTATAGGAGATGTTTTAGCGGCCTATGAAATAAAAGAATTTGGTTCTAGGGCTAAAACTAACATAAAAGATAAAGATTACCTAGGTGCCGCAGGTAACACAGGCTTACAAGTCTTATCAGGCATAAGCTTAATACCATTGTTTAGATTTCTTAGAGGTGCTAAAGCTGTAGCTAAGTCTGGTGCAAAAGCAGTAGACGTTCCTAAAACCCCTAAAACAATCCCTCAGGAACCATTACAGCTAGCACCACCTAAGAAACAAAAAATTGAATTACCTAAAGTAGAACCTTTCCAACCGAAAGGTATGGCTGAAATACAATACAATGTAGGTGAAGATCTAGCTCTATCTTCTAAGGCTAGGAAATGGGTAAACGGTGCAGAACAAAATCAAATAACAACTTTAGGTAAAAAAGTACAAAAACTACCTGTAGAACAATGGGTTAAGAAGCTAGAAGACGCTGGCATACCTAAAGGCGAGCTTAGATTACTTAAAATTCTAGATGAATCTAACTCTATTCACCCTAAGTTGCTTAATGAAGCTGCTGGATCTAAAAATATTTCTAGAGGGTTCCTTGATGATTACATGTCTAGATCACAAAGGGATGCTATACAAGTACGTAAGGTAGAAATGAAAGATTACGAAGCTCCGGGTCGTACTCCTGATTTTGTGCGAAGTAGCAATGAAACTCAAAACACCTATTTTGTAAGAGGATCTGGTAAAAATAGAACTAAATCAGACCATTACACAGATCTTAGATACAAAGATGGACTTAAAGGCGATGAAGCTTATGTATTTGATGCAGTTGGTGGCTTTAAGCCAACTGCAAGATATACACAATACAAAGACAGTTTTTCACCTAAAGATTCAGATGCCATAGCTAAAGCTTTGAAAGAAATAGATATTTTAGATAATCCAGATGCTGTAGGCGATACTATTTTTAGAATGCAATCTGATTTTCAAGGTGAGGTTGCTGATACCTATTTACCAAAAGCAAGAAGAGCTAGATCCCAAGCTGCTGATATTTTATTTTCATTAAGCAGAATACCTAAAGTTTATAGCGAAGTTAATACTTCTTTTGCCTCAAACATAGAAGGTCTTTTAGTGCAATCAGGCTCTCAAGCACGTAATGCACAACAAAATCTTAGACCAGAGTTTTTGGATGCTATAGCTAAGTCTAGTAAAGATAACGATGCAGCACTTAAAAAATACCTAGGGCCAGATTTATATAAAACTTATGTTGACGATACTCTAGGGGAAAGAATACCCGGTAAGTTCTTTACACCTAACGATGCTATTGAAGATCTAGGAATGGTATCAAATGCAAATTTGACTGATCTTATTACAAAAATGCTTGCTGATAAAAACATAACTAGCCCTGAAGTATTAGTAAAAAGAATATTTGGCGATGGGCCTGAGGCAGTAGCTAGTAAAAATTTAAAAAAAATATTAGCAGATTATGGTGGTGAAACAGAAGTTGTACCTGTTATTAAGGAACTATTTACTAGAAAAAAAAATATGGAAGCTATTAATGCAAAAATAATAGTTAAATCTCCATCAGGCTTTGTAGAGCCAGCAAAACAAAAAGAGTTACTTAAAAAACTTAAAGAATATAACTATCAAGTAGACGCAACTAATAAAGCAATAGCTGACGGTGCTGACATAGACATAAATAAAATAGCAGATTCCTTAGACTCAGATGCTGTTAGATTAGGCATTGATGAATTTTCCATTACTCCTAAAGATATTGAAAGAATCACAGGCAAACCTTTTACTGAATCTTTAATTAAAACACCAGAAGATATATTTTATATGCTTGATAAAGCTGGCAACCAAAAATACATTAATGTGCCAAATAACCCTATGGATCTAAGTAAAGCTTATTTTGATGACATAGCAAACATACCTTACCTTAATACGTTCCCAATAAAAAACGGTGTTGATGTTTTAAAAAGAGCAGTTAGCATCAATGCAAAGGGACTAGGTATGAAAGTAGATCCTTACTTTGATAAAGGCAAGTCTCAATATCATAAATTACCAGTTAGAGCTAATATTTTAAAAAGCCACAAACAAGATAGAGATTTAATCTTCATAGGAGATACACAAGCAATAAGCGAAGGCTTAGATACAGAAGTAATAAAGGCTTATCAGAGTGGGCAGAACGAAATTAAAAAAGTATTAAAAGAATTAGGCGTTGATGAAAAAGGTACCTTAACAACCATTAAGAACACAGGAACTGAATTTGACGGAACTTATCTTAGATTTACTGATGAACTTAAAAAAGCTATTGAAGAACAAGGTATTAATGCTTTTAAAGACGGTGGCGCAGTAGATATTGATAAAATGTTAGCTGAAATATGAATCTAGCACACCTTTCAGATCAAGAAATCAAAGAAACCTTAGTTTTAAAAGAACGCTTAGAGCTCCTTAAGAATCAAAAAAACTGTCAAGATAATTTTTTAGACTACGTTGAATACATGTGGCCAGAGTTTATATGTGGTCGCCATCACAAGATATTTGCGCAGAAACTAGAAGATGTAGCTAATGGCAAGATTAATCGTCTTATTGTTAATATGCCACCTAGACACACTAAATCTGAGTTTTGTTCAACCTATTTTCCTGCATGGATTATGGGCAAGCAACCAAAACGTAAAATCATGCAAACAACTCACACCGGCGAGCTTGCTGTACGATTTGGTCGTAAAGTTAGAAATATGATGGATACAGATGAATATAAAAGAATTTTTACAGACGTACATTTAAAAGCAGACAGTAAATCTGCTGGACGTTGGGAGACTGACAAAGGTGGAGAATATTTTGCAGCTGGTGTTGGTGGTGCTATTACAGGTCGTGGTGCTGATTTACTTATAATTGATGACCCACATTCAGAACAAGATGCTCTTAGCCCGAGTGCTTTAGAATCATGTTGGGAATGGTATACCTCAGGGCCTAGGCAGCGTTTACAGCCTGGTGGAGCTATTATTTTAGTTATGACACGTTGGAGTTCCATAGATCTAACAGCTAAGTTATTAGACGCACAAAAAGAATCAGCCGCAGATCAATGGGAAGTTGTAGAGTTTCCTGCTATTTTTCCAGATACTAATAACGCTTTGTGGCCTGAGTTTTGGGCTATAGAAGAATTAAACAAAGTTAAAGCATCACTACCAGTACAAAAATGGAACGCCCAGTGGATGCAAACCCCAACCTCTGAAGAAGGATCTATTGTTAAACGTGAATGGTGGAATCTATGGGAAGGTGATTCTTTACCGCCTGTAAGTTATATTATACAAAGTTACGATACTGCCTTTTCTAAAAAAGAAAACGCTGATTACTCGGCTATATCTACATGGGGTATATTCCGTCCTACACCTGATTCACCTGATTGTATTATCTTACTAGATGCACAAAAAGGACGTTGGGATTTCCCAGAACTAAAACGCATAGCTTATAACGAATATAAATACTGGGAACCTGATATGACGTTAATTGAGGCAAAAGCCTCTGGAACGCCTTTAACTCATGAACTTAGAAGGCTAGGCATACCTGTTGTTAATTACTCACCAACCAGAGGACATGATAAATCTACTCGTATGCACTCAGTAGCACCTATTTTTGAATCTGAATTAGTGTACGCACCACAAAAGAAATTTGCTGAAGAAATGATTGAAGAATGCGCTGCATTCCCTTTTGGTAAAAATGATGATTTGTGTGATACTATGACCCAAGCTCTCATGAGATTTAGAGAAGGCGGATTAGTTTCTCTTGATGATGATTATTCCGATGAAGCAAAAGCACCAGTTAGAAGGGTATATTATTAATGGCGATAGAAAAAGATATAAATCCAACAGTCCTAAACGAAGAAAACCAAATGTCTCTAGGGGACGAAGGTATGGACGTAGTTCTTGCGGCCATTGAAGAGGCTGGTACAGATGACTTTGTTATGCAAGAAGATGGTAGTGCAATACTAGAATCTAGTATGCAAGAACAAGTAGAAACTGGATTTGATGAAAACTTAGCTGAATCTATGGACGATAGAGATCTAAGTAAGATTGCTAACGAACTTACGGATGGCATAGAAAAAGATAAGTCATCTCGCGAAGATTGGGAAAATACATATACAGACGGCTTAAAGTATTTAGGCATGAAGGTTGATGATGAAAGATCAGAACCTTTTGCAGGGGCTTCAGGAGTTGTTCATCCATTATTAGGTGAAGCAGTTACAACTTTCCAAGCACAAGCTTACAAAGAATTGTTACCTTCTGGTGGGCCTGTAAAAACACAAGTTATTGGTGCCTACGATTCTGCTGTAGAAGAACAAGCACAAAGAGTAAAAGAATTTATGAACTATCAGATAACTCACGTTATGGAAGAGTTTGATGAAGAGTTAGATCAAATGTTGTTTTACCTACCTCTAGCAGGTTCAGCATTTAAAAAGATTTACTATGACGAATCAATAGGTAGAGCTGTTTCTAAGTTTGTAGCACCAGAAGATCTAATAGTTCCTTACTTTACAACTGATTTAGAATCATGTCCTAGAATTACTAATGTTATTAAAATGCCAGAGAATGAGGTTAAAAAGTTACAAGCCTTAGGTTTTTATAGAAAAGTTGATGTTGACATGGGTGGTGATAACCAAGTTTATTCTGAAGCAAAAGAAGAAATAAACAAATTATCAGGTATGGAACCTTCTTACGATGACGGAGAAATATCTTTATTGTATGAAGTGCATTGCAATTTAGAACTTGATGGTTTTGAAGACATTGGTCAAGATGGTGAAGCTACTGGAGTAAAACTTCCTTACATTGTTACACTTGATACAGGCTCTAGTGAAGTATTATCTATACGTAGAAACTTTAAAGAAGAAGATCCATTAAAAAATAAAATAGAATACTTTGTGCACTTTAAGTTTTTACCAGGTTTAGGATTTTATGGCTTTGGTTTAACTCACATGATAGGCGGCTTGTCTAAAGCATCCACTTCTATTTTAAGACAGTTAATTGATGCTGGTACTTTAGCTAACTTGCCTGCTGGTTTTAAAACTAGAGGTATTAGAATTAGAGATGAAGATACTCCAATACAACCGGGTGAATTTAGAGATGTAGATGCTCCGGGTGGATCACTAAGAGAATCTATACAGCCATTACCTTTTAAAGAACCAAGTGCTACTCTTTTAAATTTACTAGGAATACTAGTAGATGGTGGTAAAAAGTTTGCATCTATTGCTGAAATAAATACAGGTCAAGGTAATCCAAACGCACCTGTAGGCACAACTCTAGCTTTATTAGAAAGATCTACTAAAGTATTGTCTGCTATACATAAAAGACTACACAACTCGCAGAAGAAAGAATTTAGATTATTAGCACAAGTATTTAAAGAATACCTACCACCAGAATACCCTTATGCAATACCAGGTGGCAACGCTCAAATTAAATTAACAGACTTTGATGAAAGAATAGATATAATTCCTATATCCAATCCAGATGTATTTAGCCAATCTCAAAGAATTGCTATGGCTCAAGAAATGATGCAGTTGGTACAATCAAACCCAGAAGTTCATGGGCCTAATGGGGTATATGAATCATACAAAAGAATGTATGCGGCCATAGGTGTGGATAATATAGAACAAATACTAACACCTCCACCTCCAACAGAACCTAGTCCTTTAGAGGCAGGTTTTGAAAACAACAAACTTTTGTTAGGTCAACAAGCTCAAGCTTTTGCTCAACAAGACCATGATTCGCATATAAAGACACACATGGCTATACTTAATACGCCTCCTGTACAAATGAATGCACAAGTACAAGCACTAATACATTCACACATTATGCAACATTTACAAATGAAGTCTGATGTTTTAGCTGAACAACAAATGCCACCAGAAGCTATGCAACAATTTCAACAGTTGCAACAACAAGCACAACAGGCTAATCCAGCAGAATCACAACAAATAATGCAACAAGCAAGCGATATACTTGCTCAGTTTTCAGCTCCCATCATGGCAGAACTTATTACAGAGTATAGTCAAAAAGTTTCAGATCCTAGTGATGAAGATCCATTGGTTTCTATTAGAAAACAAGAACTTGCACTAAAGGGTCAAGAACTGTCTATGGAACAACAACAATTCTTACAAGAAGAAAAACGTAAAGCTTTAGATGCTCAAAGAAGAGTTAATGTAGACAAAGAAAGAATAGGATCTATGGAAGATATAGCAGATTTAAGAGATGAAACTGCCAGAGCAAGGCTAGAACAACAAGCTCGTTTTAAATTATTAGATTTGCAAAATCAAAAATAAACCTTGCAAAATTAAAAATGACACAACATAATAAAACACATGTATAAAAGAACAGACATAAGTCAACAAAAAACACCAAAAGTATTAAAGAATAAAAACAGCTATAGTAATAAAGGCACTGCGCCTTTGAAAACTAAAGCAGGTACTTTTTCAACAAGCACAACACCAAAGCCTGGTATGGGAAAAGGGAAAGCTAGAGGTATGGGTGCTGCTGAATTTGGTGGTAAGTTTTCAGGCATTTATTAATGTCGTCAATTTGGCTTGCTGAAAAATTTATAAAAGAAATTGAAGCAAGAAGAGAAGATACGAAGGATGCTATGTTATCTGGTTGTAAAGACTTCTCTCAGTATGAATATCTGCGTGGCCGTTACAGTTCTCTAGCCGATGCAGAAAATATTTTTAGAGAGCTGCTAGGAAAAATACAAGAAGATGACGAAGATACACATACCTGATCACGTAGCAAAAGCAATAGAGTCAGAACAAAAACCAAAACCCGAACAAACAACTCCAATTCCAGAAACTCCAGAGAATGATGCTTATGTACAAGGATCAGCTAGAGTTTTAGATCCTACGCTATTAGAAAAAAGTTTTTTAGATCGTATGCCACAACCAACAGGTTGGAGAATATTAATACTACCTTACAAAGGTAAAGCAGTTACAGAAGGCGGAATTCACTTAGTTCAATCTACCGTAGATAGAGAATCTCTAGCTACAGTTGTTGGGTATGTGGTAAAAATGGGCCCTGATTGCTATGCGGATGCAAATAAATTTGCTAAACCATGGTGTCAGGAAAAACAATGGGTATTGATAGGTAGATATGCTGGTGCTCGCTTTAAGTTGGGTGATGAGTCTGAATGCAGAATTATTAACGATGATGAAGTGATAGCTACCATAATGGATCCTGACGATATTCTTGCAGTATAAGGAGCAAAAAATGGCAGAAGAAAACGCAAAATTAATAGAAGAAACAGAAATAGAAGAAGGTGAAATTGTTGAGCTAGATCCTATTGAGGATGAAAAACCTCAAACACAAATTCCTATGGAGTCTGTTGATAAGGAAGCTGAAACAAAAATAGAAAATGTTTCTGATACACCAGAAGAAAAACAAGAAGAAGAGTTAGAAGATTATTCTAAAAGCGTACAAAAAAGAATAAACAATTTAACTAGGAAGCTAAGAGAAGCAGAAAGAGGTCAAGAATCTGCATTTGAATACGCACAAAAAACTTCTGTTGAGAATCAGCATCTAAAACAAAAAAGTTCAAACTTAGATAGATCTTATTTAATGGAAGCAGAAAATAGGCTCAAGTCTCAAAAACAACAAGCTATGTCTGCATTAAAGTCAGCACACGAAGTACAAGACTATGATAAAGTTGCAAAAGCACAAGATGTTTTAGCAAAAATAGCTGTTGAAGAGAACAAAGTCTCTACATCAAAAATGGCATTACAACAACAACCTGCACAACAAACAATACAGCCTGCACAACAACAATACGTGCAACAAGAACAACAATTTAAATCACCGCCAAAGTTAGATGAAAAACAAGAAAAGTGGGTAGACAACAATTCTTGGTTTGGTGAAGATGAAATTATGACACTTGCAGCTTTTTCTATAGATCAGAAGTTAGTACAAGAAGGTTTTGACCCTAAGACTAATGACTACTACAATGAAGTTGATAAAAGATTACGACATGAGTTTCCACACAAGTTTGATGAGCCTTCTAACCAATCGAAGCCTCAACAAAAGGTGGCCTCCGCAGGCAGAGTAGCTGGTAATACTAGCTCAAAAAGACAAGTTAAGTTGTCGCCAGCAGAGGTTCAAATGGCAAAAAGATTAAACGTACCCTTAACAGAGTACGCAAAATATGTTAAAAGGTAATAGACATGACAGAAAATGACAACAAAGATTTAAACAGAACCTCGCGTTCTGCCGACACTCGAGCAAAAAAAGAAGCTCGCAAACCATGGAGCCCGCCATCATTATTGGACACTCCTCCTGCACCTGAAGGTTATACTTACAGGTGGATTAGAGCCGAAACTTTAGGCGTTGAAGATCATAAAAATTTAACTGCAAGATTGAGCGAAGGTTTTGACCTAGTTCGAGCTGAAGAGTTAGATGATTCTCAACAAGATCGATACGATACCCTAAAGCAAGGCAGACATTCAGGAGTAGTATCACGTGGTGGTTTGCTATTGGCTAAGATTCCAAATGAAACTCGTGAAGAAAGGAACTCCTACTTTGCTTCACGCGCCAAAACACAGCAAGACGCTGTGGATAACGATATGATGAAGGAATCAGACCCAAGTTCTCCGATGTTAAATCCTCAGAGATCAAGCAAAGTAACTTTTGGTGGTGGTCAGCGAAGTTGATCATCAATACTTAATAGAATTATAAATTATAAGGTGACTTATTATGGCTAACAAAGATGCCCCATTTGGAGCAAGACTTGTAGGTAAATTAGGTTCTGGCGTTGCCAACGGTGGTACAACAGAATATAAGATAGCTACAGGAGCTTCGGGGAATATTTTTTCAGGCGATTTGGTAAAAATGCTTAATACTGGTACGATTTTAGTATCAGCAGCTGGTGATGAATCAGTAGGTATTTTCAGAGGATGTCAGTTTACTAATAGCAGCGGTGACGTTGTTTTTAGTTCTCACTTCCCAGGTGGTACCGTTTCAACTGATATCGTGGCTTTTGTACAAGACGACCCTGATGCTGTATTCGAGATTCAGAGTGCTGGTTCTCCAGCTCAAACTGATGTCGGTTTGAATGCAGACATTGCTTATACAGCTGGATCTGTGAAAACAGGCATGTCAGCAGTAGAGCTTTCTGGGACAACTGGTGCAACGACTGCAACATTTAGGATTATGGGATTCTCCTCTGATCCGGACAACACAACAACAGGCTCAGCTAATGTAA